TTTAAATACCTATACCGCAGGGTCAAGCGGGGAAAGGACAAAATATGTCATTTGAAATTATCGACACACAGGAAAAGTTCGACGCGGCTATTTCGGAGCGCCTGAAAAGGGAGCGGTCGAAGTTTGCCGACTACGACGAGATCAAGCAAAAAAACGCCGAGTATGAAAAGCAGATCGGCGAGATGACAAAAGCGGCAGAGGAAGCCGCGAAAAAGTATTCCGGCTATGACGAGCAGATCGCAAAGCTGCAAAGTCAGATAAAGGGCTACGAGACCGGCTCGGTAAAAACGCGCATCGCCCACGAAACGGGAATACCTTACGAGCTTGCGGAAAGGCTTTCGGGCGAGACCGAAGAGGATATCAGAAAGGACGCAGAGACGCTTGCGAAGTACATCAAAAGCAAGCCGAGCGCGCCGCTGAGATCTCCCGAGGGCAAGGAAAGCGACGGCAAAACGGCGGCGCTGCGTGCCTTTACCGCAAGTCTTACAAATAACGAAGCATAAAAAGGAGAAAAAAGTTATGGGTAACGTTCTTACAAAGGGGAGCTTGTTCCCCGAAGTCCTTCTCGGAGATTTCATTCAGCAGACAACGGGATCGTCGGCTCTTGCAAAGCTTTGCGGCGCTCAGCCTATCCCGTTCAACGGCTCTAAGGAATTTACGTTCACGCTCGACCGTGAGGTAGATATCGTAGCCGAAAACGGAGCAAAAGGCGTAGGCGGCGCGACAGTCGGTGCTATCACGATCGTGCCGATCAAGATCGAGTACGGCTGCCGTATCTCGGACGAGTTCAAGTATGCTTCCGAGGAAACGCAGATGAATTATCTGAAAGCATTCTCAGAGGGCTTTGCACGCAAGGCTGCAAAGGGTCTCGACCTGATGGCGATACACGGCATCAATCCGAGGACGGCGACAGCTTCTACGATCATCGGCACAAATCATTTTGACAGCATGATCGCGTCGTCTAATACCGTTACGATCGCGCCGACCAGCACGCCCGATGAAAACGTCGAGCTTGCGATCGAAAGGGTACAGGGCGGGGAAAGAGACGTCACGGGTCTTATCCTTGCGCCTGCCTTCCGTTCCTCGCTCGCTCAGGAGCGCACCGACGACGGCGCAAAGCTTTATCCCGAGCTTGCATGGGGCAACAATCCCGGCGTTATCAACGGTCTGACCACAGAGGTAACATCGAACCTTTCGGCAAATTCCTCGCTTGACCGCGCACTTGTGGGCGACTTCACGAACGCCTTCCGCTGGGGCTATGCAAAGGAGATCCCGATCGAGATCATTGAGTACGGCAACCCCGACAACGACGCGACCCTCGGCGACCTTAAGGGTCACAACCAGATATATCTCAGAGGTGAGATGTATATCGGCTGGGGCATTCTTGACGCGCTGGCGTTCGCTCTCGTGAAGGCGGCTGAGTAATGGGCGCGGTGTATGCCGAGGTCGGCGAGATCGCCGTATTTGGCAAAAACCTGACGACGCAGGAAACAGAGCAGGCGGAAAGCCTGCTCGCGGCCGCGTCGGCAAAGCTTCGGCTCATCGCCAAAAGATACGGCAAGGATCTCGACGCAATGATCGCAGCGGACGAGGATCTGCTGCTTGCCGTTAAAGAGACGGTCATAAGCTGCGTGAAACGCGCTCTTGACAGTTATTCAAACGATACCGCGGCAGCCACTCAGACGAGCCAGTCCGCACTCGGTTATTCTGTTTCAATGACGTATCTCAACGCCGGGCAAAGTCTATACTACCTCAGAAACGAACTAAAGGACCTCGGCATTTTACGTCAAAGGTACGGCGCAATGGAGGTGTATGAAAGTGAAGAGCCTGATACGGGGGATTGATATTCTGCTGTATTCCGGCAGCACTACGGAAACAGTATCAAATGTTCTCGTTGGTCAGCCGATCACATCGCTTGCAGCGGAAATGACGCAGGAAACAGGCGTGCAGCAGAGCTACACGATCGCAATACCCAAGGGCGACACGCACGACTGGACAAGCAGGATCGTCGAGTTTTTCGGAGAGCGCTTTCGCACGGTGGGATATCCGATACAGGGCATTGAGGAAAATATACCTCTTTGCTGGCATAAGCAGGTGAATGTGCAGCGGCTCGACGTTACGGGCTCCTGCACGATCTACAGCAAGGTCGATTACGGGCGGCATATCATCGACAATGTTTACGCCTTTAACGATCGCGGGTCCGCGCCGGAGATCGGTGTGAATATCCAAAAGGGAGCGCTCCATGTTCACATCTATGCCGATCGTGCCCGGGAGGACAGCTATATCCCGACGATCGGCGATATTATTGTTGACGGAGAGTGTGACTTCGAGTTCGATACTTCGTCACAGGAGAGCACGTCGCAAAGCATGAAGGAATTTCGCGAAAGCGGCGCTGTTTTCGGCGTTATCGGCGAGATCAGGACCGTCTCCTACGGCTCGCTGCCCGACTTTATCATTACCGCGAATTGAGGTGACAGCATGAAAGCGACGCTTGTTTGGAAGCGCAACCCTCTTGTCAGCCGCAGAAAGCGAATTGAAGAGACGCAGGCGTACATTGACGAGAGCTGCATCGAGGGCATGAACGAGTTTGTGCCCGTCGCGATGCCGTATTATCCGGGCGCGGGAATGCTGCGTGATTCGGCTCAGATCATAGAGCCGGGACACATCATATACACGGCTGAGCACGCCGAACACCAGTATTACGACGAGCTAGATCATTCCGATACCGGAAACCCGAAGGCAACGCGCTTGTGGTTCGAGACGATGAAGAAAAAATATGTTCACAAAATACTGAAGGGCGCACAGAACGTACTGACGAAGGGGAAAAGCAAATGAACATAGTGGAAAAAATGAGGGATATCCTGCTTCGTTTCCCGAAGATCTCGACGATATGCAATGATATCAATATTGATCTCACGTCAGGCGAGCCTACGAGCTATGGTCTGTCTTCGACGGGCGACAGCTTGATATCGGAGGATATTCTCGGCAATCAGACAAGGCGGCACAGCTTTTTGCTGTATGCGTCCTACAGCGGTATCAACGATTTTGAGAGGACGGAGAACAGCACCGCCCTGACGGAGCTTTCCGTATGGCTCTCGCAGCAGATAGGCGAGGAAGTCACAACTGTGATCGAAGATGAGACCTGCACGGGGGAGATAACAAGGATAAGCGCCGGGAACGGCAGACTTTATGCTATCGAAAACAACAATATCATTACCGGTATGCGTTATCAGCTTCAGATCGAGGTTGAGTATACCGTGGAAATCTGAAAGGAGAGACAACAATGCCTGAAAACACACCAACGCTTCTGGGCAGAAAGCTAAAGCGAAGCGCACATTTATTTTACATCGACACGGGCTTTGACATAACGTCGAACACATACGCATGGAAGCTGATCGGCAAGGACGTCGAGGATATGTCGATCGAGCTGAACCCCGACACGGAGACTGTCAAGAACATTCTCGACGAGACGACCGTCAACGACAACGGCTACGAGCCGAGCATCTCGGTCGATACGTATTTCGCGAATCCGAACGACGGCGCGTTCTACACAAAGCTCAAGGACATCGCCATGAACCGTCTGACGGGCGACGCGTGCCGCACACGCGTGATGGAGGTGCTTGTCGATAAGACGGGAACCGAGTTCGACGCGTGGGTAGAGGAAGCGGTCATCAAGCCGCAGAGCTACGGCGGAGCACAGGGCGGCGTGCGTATTCCGTATAACGTGCTTTTTGACGGTAACCGCACACAGGGCACGGCAACTTATACGGGACTGACCGATACGGACAAGGCGAAGACGATAACACCGACATTTGCGGCGGCATCGTAATTAACGAATAAATAAGACAAGAGGGCGCTGCGATGCGTCCTCTTTTGCTTGGAGGTGCAAGCGTGGAATTTATTAATTTTGACAAGGGCTACAAGACCTACGGTCTCAACGGCGATGAAAACAATGTTATCCGCGTGAATCTCGCCGACCGAAATATCCTCAAGCGCGCCGAGGAGACAATAACGGCGTTCCAAAATTACAAAAACGAGATAAGCGGCGACGAGACCGAGGAGGAGCTTTACGACGGACTCGAAGAGCTTGTGCGCGAAAGGGTAGACTATACCTTCGGCGCGGGTACGGCGGACGCGGTGTTCGGAGATATGAGCTGCTTTGCCGTCGCAAACGATGACGGCGAGTGCGTTTTCGAGACGTTCATGAACGCGATAATGCCGGTCATCGAGCGCGATATCGAGGACGCTGCCGAAAAGCAGCACAAGCATATCTCCGATGTTGTCGATTCAAAAAAGCTTGACGGCATCGCAGACGAGATCAAGAGCGCCTCGCCATGATCGGGTATCTTCCGCGGTCGCTCACGGTCGGCGGCAGAAAGCTTGCAATAAACGCCGACTTTCGTATCGCGCTGAATCTTTTTGAATATCTCAAGAGCGGCAGGCTCACTCCGCTTGAAAAAGCGTATCTGACAGTCAGAGTGATCTACAACGATGTTATCCCTGACGACCTTTTTGAAGAAGCTGTCGAGCGTGCGTACTGGTTTCTCGACGGCGGCGATATGCCGAAATCAGAGCCGTCAAACGTTCCGCTTATCGACTGGAAGCACGACGAGCAGATGATATTCCCCGCAGTAAGCAAGGCGGCAGGCGTGGAAGTCCGTGACCTGCCGTTTCTGCACTGGTGGTCGTTTCTCGGCACCATGGGAGAGGTAGACGAGGGGCTGTTTACTGCCGTTATGAATATCCGCTACAAGCTTGCAAACGGAAAGAAGCTCGAAAAGTATGAGCGCGAATTCCTGCGGCGGCATAAAAAGCTTGTGATACTTCATACCGAGGAAGAGCAGGAAGCCATCAGAGAGACGGAGGAGTTTTTGAAAACGATAACTTAGAAAGGACGGTGAAAAAAATGGCAGTCGATGGGTATCTGAATTTTGATACCGCGATAAACACGAAGGGCTTTAATAAAGGTACGAAAGAGCTGTCAAGGGAAACTGAAAACACAGCCAAAGATATTACACGCACAGTTGAAAAAGCTGCTGAAACTGTAAGAGAAACTATTGAAAACGTGCCGGATATTCATGTAGATACTGTTGTCGATTCAGCGGGTGTTGCACAAGAGGTAACAGAAGCTGTAGCTGACGCAGGATCGGTAGAAGATGATATTCAGATAAATGCCGAGATACCTCCTGAAAGTGCTGCCGAAATAGCAAATACAGCGCAGAATATTGAACAGCAGATACAAACCATTCTCAATGATACAGAATCGACCGAAAGATCCAGAGCGGCGCGCATAGCGGCTATTTACAGACAGCAGGGCATGAGTATGTCCGATTCTATGAGCAAAGCGTGGAACGACATCAGAGCAGGCGCACGAACGACCGAAAATGCGATAAGCAATACGGGAACTCGGACAAGAAAAAGCTTTGACAGCATATTTGAAAAAACAAGATCAGCTTTTGAAAAAGTCGCCACTACTGTTAAGTCTGCTTATGAAACGACCGGTAGATTTATTAAGGGTAGGACGTCCGAAACTGAGAAAGAAACAGAAAAGTCTGCTGAGAAAGTAAAAAGAGCATTTATAAGTACGGCGACCGATGTAAAATCTGCTTTTGATATGGCGTTGGGATCTATCAGAAGAGTAGTCGCATTGTTTAAACAGCTTGGTTCTGCCTACCGCACACAGATCGAGTCGGAAGCGCGGCTCGGCGCGACAATGAGAAATTCAACATCGGCGACCGCGGCGCAGATCGACTCCGTCAAAAAGCTTGCCAGAGAGCTGCAGGAGCTGGGCGTAGTAGGCGACGAGGTGCAGCTTGCAGGCGCACAGGAGCTTGCGACATACGTCGGGAATGCTGAAAGCATAAAGAAAATGTTGCCTGTGCTAAACGACATGATCGCGCAGCAGTACGGATATTCCGCGAGCACCGACAGTGCGGTCACTATCGCGACGATGCTCGGTAAGGTCCTGCAGGGGCAGACTTCGGCGTTGTCTCGTTACGGCTACAGCTTCGACGAAGCGCAGGAACAGCTATTGAAATTCGGCACAGAGGAACAGCGCGTCGCAACGCTCGCCGCGGTAGTCGAGGAATCCGTCGCAGGCGTAAACAATGCGCTTGCCGACACTCCGACCGGCAAGGTCAAGCAGCTTGAAAACGACTTCGGCGACCTGAAAGAAACGGCGGGTCAGCTTTTAACGGAGATCGTTTATCCGCTTGTGGTCAAGCTCGACGTCGTTGTCAAAAAGATAAACGAGATCTTTTCGGCGGCGTCAAGCGGAGTAAAGAGTATTTTCGGAGTGAGCGACGACATTTCCGTCGGCGGCGCTAATGACAGCACGGCGGAGCTTGACGATTCCTCCGCCGAAGCCGCGGACAATTTCGCCGATATCGCCGAGAGCGCGAAGGAAGCGGAGAAGGCAAACAAAGGCAGCCTTGCCGCGTTCGACGAGCTGAATGTACTGGCGCAGGATACAGCAGACACCACCGCGGAGAGTACGGCGGATATCGTTCCCGAAACGGCTGCGGCGGAAATCCCCGTAGGGCTCGACACATCGGGCTTTGAAGAGAAGGTCGATGGATTTGTCGAAATGATAAAGGAGAAGTGGGAGCGTCTGAAAAAGCTCACACAGCCGCTCAAGGTGTCGTTTGACGGGCTGAAAAAGTCGCTCGCGCCGTTCAAGGACAAGGTCGGCGAGGGCTTGGAGTGGTTTTGGAAAAAAATACTTAAGCCGCTCGGGAAATGGACGCTTGAAAAGGGTCTGCCTTCGTTTGTCGATATGATGTCAGGTTTCTTTACTCTTGTTGATAAGGTCGGAAGCAAGGTCGTAGACGCGTTAAAAGAGACGTGGGATAACTTTTTCGGAAAGATCGCAGCTGCTGCCGGAGATAAGGCTGTCGGGCTGCTTGATGGGCTTGCACAGTTTTTCCGCGATGTTGCCGATAATCAGACGGCTGTCACGACGCTTGCGGTCATCGCCGAGATCATAACGACTATTATCATGGCGGTCAAGCTGATACAGGGCGTTCCGGCGTTCATTGCCCTGCTGTCAAATCCTATGGCGTGGGTAGTGGTCGCGATCGCAGCGATAATCGCCGTTATTATCGAGCTCATCACATACTGGGATACGCTCAAGGACGGCGCGGTCATGGCTTTCGACGCGATAAAGGAACGGTGGGAGTTTTTCCTTACCGCCTTTCGCGATACATGGACGCGCTCGATCAAAAGCATTACCGACAGCGCCGTGAGGATAAAAAACAAGGTCAGAAACGGGTTTGCCGCTCTCGCCGCGGCATTCAAGGACACCTGGGATCGCTCCGTGAAAAGCGTTACCGACAGCGCAGAGCGTGTCTGGGAGAAGCTGAAAAGCGGCGGGCGCGCCGCATGGAGCGGCATCAAAACGACGTTCTCGAAGGTCGCGCAGTTTTTCGGCGATACCTTTTCAAACGCATGGGCGAAGGTCAAAGCGGTGTTCTCTAAGGGCGGCGCGATCTTTACGGGCATTAAAGACGGTATTGTCGAGACATTCAAGGAAATCGTCAATTCTCTCATCGACGCGATCAACGACGTCGTGCGAGTGCCTTTCGAGGGGATAAATTCTGCGCTCGGCAGCATAAAGAATTTCGAGCTTGCCGGGAAATATCCGTTTGAGTGGCTGCCGACTATCAACATTCCCGAGCTGCCGCACCTCGCGCAGGGCACCGTTATTCCCGCAAATTACGGCGAGTTTGCCGCTATCCTCGGCGACAACAAGCGCGAGCGTGAGTTCGTCGCACCCGAGTCCGCGCTTGAAGAAGCATTCCTCAGGGCGCTTGCCCGTGCGGGTATTACAGGCGGCTCGCGAGATGACGGTGATAATGTGATAAACATCGACGGGCGCGAGGTCTTCCGGGCAGTAAAACGTCAGGCGGACAGCTACAAGCGCACGCACGGCGTTCCCGCGTTCGGGTAAGGTGGCGGCATGAGTACAAATTTCAAGGGCTATTTGATAAAATTCAACTCCGGCGGCAAGAGCACCTTCCCGCATAAATATCTCGCGAAGGGTCCTGTCATCACGCCGTGTCAGCGGCTCGACGCCAACGCATACCGCGACGCCAATGCCGACCTTCACCGCACGACGATAAACAATCATAAGTCCAAGCTTGAGCTTGAAACGATACCGGGGCTGACACTCGAACAGCGCATCGAGCTTGAAACGGATATGCTTCAGGGTAGGCTCGACAACATCGAGCGCAAGTACCGCCTGACATACTGGAACGACGATATCGACGTGCTGAACTACGAAACCGGCTATTTTTATCTCGCGGACATCAGCTATACTATTGAAAGCATATCCGACACGACGATCGTGTATTCCGCGATAAAATATACATTCGTCGAGTATTAGGAGGTCACCATGATAAACGTCTCAAACGGCTACAAGCACGCCGTGATCCACGGCAGCGTGACGGGGAACGAGCTCGACATCTGCGTATTTGCGGCAGGCGAGAACAGCGAGACGCTGCACATTCGCAGCAGCAACATCGTCTCCGAATCGCTCGAGATGACGCAGGGCATCTGCGACGAAAGCGACGTGAAGTTCGGCGGCTGTATCGCAGGCTCGTTCGAGGTCGACATTTCCTCAAAATACGATATCACAAGGCGGTACATCACCGTTTACTGCACGCAGTCGGCGAACGCGCCGCTCTACCCGGGTGTGCATTACCCCGGGCAGTACACCTCCGACGACGAATACTGCGCCGTTTACCCCTCTCGTGCGCTGTATTCGCGCAGATATGCGATCTTTTCGGGCGAGGTGTATTCGTGCAGGCTCTCTAAAAATCGCCTGACGCGCCGCCTGATCGCCTACGATCGGTTTTATTGGCGCGGCAGGATAGAGTGCTCGGGCTGGTACAAGTCGCTTTACAATGGGCGGCAGACGATCACGCTCGGCGAGCTGCGGCAAAAGACACTCAAGCAGTACGCGATACGTCAGCAGGCGATCATTGACGAGGACCCGGATAACTACGACTACGACGCGGTCGTCGAGCTGCCGGGCGACGATTTCCCCGTGTACAAGCTCGACGTTGACGAGCTGACGGTGCAGGAGCTGCTGCGCATGATAGCCGAGTTTTGCGGCGTTTTCATGTACTTCAACGGCAACGGCAACATCGAGTATGCCGCGATCGGGCAGACGATCTCCCAAAGCGCCGAGGTCTACGACTACTACATCGACGCCGACGCAGAAGAGGTCGAGCGCGTGGGATTCGACTGCATTCACACGAAAATGGCGGGCGTGTACGAGTTTGTGCAGGGTCAAAGCGATCAGGAACACCCGTACTACCTTTTCGACAACGACCTGATAACGAATCAGTATAAAAGCCCGGGCGAAACTCCCGACGCGGCGCATAATTTCCAGACGGCATTTTATGCTGTGCGCGGCGAGCTCGCGCCGTTTTTCGACGTGACATACCGACCGTTCGAGCTTCGCGCGGAGTCGCGCCTGTGGCTGCAGCCGGGCGACCCGATACAGTTTGATATCCGCTGGTTTTCCGTCAACGAGCAAAACGGGCGCGAGGTCACGCACACGCAGACGATGACGGTGCGCAGCTTTATGTTTTCGCGTCGGATCAAGGGCATACAGGCGATGGTCGATGAGCTTTCCGCGCAAGGCGAGATCGACGAGCTCGACGGCGGCGAACAGAACGATCTGCCGCAAGTATAAGAGGTGAAATATGTCATACACAAAAACAGTCTGGAAGGACTACCCCGACACGTCTACGCTGATGTCGGCGGCTTTACTCAACAAGATGGAGGACGGGATCGCGCAGGGCGTGTCCTCCGCGGCGGCAGCGCACGACTATTTGTTGTACGCGCTAAACGGGCTTTTCCCGCGGCGAACGTCGACCGACGTGTCGGCGCAGGGGCTGTACAGCTATCGGATACCGAGATCGCAGTACGACCCGAGCAACGACGGTCTGCTGATCTGGCTGAAAACGACCGACAGCGACGAGTTCGACGTCCTGCTCGGCGTGAATCTCGACTACGGCGTGACGGAGGACGGCAGCGACGTTGTCGTAACGTTTGGCGCGCTGGACGTGCCCGCCGCGAAGCGCGACAAGTTCAGGTTTACGATCTATAAATACACGACCACAGCCGCCGCGTCATTGACCTACGGCACGACGGTGGGAATGTCGGTCGGCATGACAAGCGCGTATCAAGGCACAAGCGAGGAGGTAACGGACTAATGAGCATAAGTATTTTTGACAGCAGGAGCGTGCGGA